CGTATTCTAAAGAAGAAGATGTTATCTTTCCTGTAAAACCTTCTTGGTTGAACATTGATGTAAATGAGTATATTTTTACTGGTGAATAAAATAGGAGAAAACTAATGGTAAAAAAACAAGCAGCAACTAAAGAAAAAAGTAATGTTATTACAATAGACAATAAAGACTATGATACTGAGGCTTTAACAGAAAAAGCGAAGTTTTGTATAAAAGCTATAGCTTCTGCTAATGCAAAAAAACAACAGTCACAACTTGAAGTTAACAATGCTGACATTTTACTGCGTCACTATACAAAAGAATTAAAAAAAGAACTCTTAGACTTGTAAATTAATTAAGACAAGGAAAGGAAAGTGCTCGGATTTAACTCTATATCAGAAACAGCGATTGGACAGTTACCGGAACCCTTTCGTCATTCAAATATTTTTGTTACAGGAGTTTCCGCTACACTTTCCTTAACAAGTGTTATAGTATGGGGTGAATTGATACCTAGTGTTACAACAACGTATTCAGATATTACACCCGGGGTGTCACAAACGTATACAGATATTACTCCGGGGGTGTCACAAATATGGGTAGAAGAAACGAGGTAAGGTGTGGGATCAACATATACAAATAATGGCGGCATAGAATTAATAGGTCTTGGTGAACAAGCAGGTGCTTGGGGAACTACGACAAACAACAATTTTAATATTATTGACAGACTTATAAATGGGGTTGTTTCTATTAATTTAAGCTCTGGAGGAACGAGTAAGCTTACTACAAGTGATGGCAGTTTATCAGATGGTATGCACAAAGTAATTGTACTAGGGGGTTCTCCAGATGCAGGTCATATTATTACTATTGAGCCACCAAGTGCGGCAAAGTTATACTTTGTTCAAAATGGAACATCTCAAGATATAGCTTTTTCACAAGGTTCGGGCAATAACGCCACCGTCTTAGCAGGTAAAGGCGCTATAATATTTGCGGATGGAGGGGATGGTTCTGCTGCTGTAACAGATTTAACCGCTTTGTTTGTTAACAGTCAGGCTATAGACAATGCAGTAATTGGTGGAACAACACCGGCGGCGATTACCGGAACAACAATTACTGCCACCACATCTATACTACCCGATGCTGAAGGAGG